GCCATATGGCAATGCTTGGTTCAAGGTTGCCTGTAAATGAGCATTGGCCTGATTGGCCCAATCGGAACTGTTAAAATTGACCAAGTATTTACTTAAGTCTACGCCTTGTCCACCTATCATGACATCTCCATTATACGTTGATCTAATAATTTCCCATTCTTAAGAATACTCTTATTAAGAATTGCTATCTGTTTAAATCCGGCTCTTGCTGCATAGTCCCATGCTGCTTTATAAGGGGTAATTGCCAGGAACTTCTTAGCTCTTAAATGCTGTCTAGCCCACTGTGCCACAAGCACGGCCCATTCTTCTGACCCGTTCCCTCTGTGCTTTTCATAAATCATCACGTGTGCATTCCACATTACATTGTTCATTGGCTCCAGGTTAATAAACCCGGCAACCATTTCTTCTTGAAGCAGTGTAAACCATATTCCAACAGGAACATAATCTTTGAATTCTGGACTGCCGTCATATGATATG